TCCTCTAACAACGGAGCAGACTTTGCTGTCGTACTCGGGACGATGGCAGACCTCGGGTATAGTGTCGCCTGGCGCGTGCTTGATGCTCAGTACTTCGGAGTTCCCCAACGGCGAAAGCGTGTCTTCATCGCTTGCCGACGTGCTTCAAGCGGAAGCGCCGGAGAAATATTATTTAAGCAGCAAGGCGTGCGAGGGAATCTTGAGACGAGCCAACCGCAGAGGCAAGACCTTGCCGGAAGCACTGCAAGAAGCTTTGGTCAAACAGGGTTCGCTAAGTACAGCCCAGGAGTAACAACCCTTACAGCTACTACATACAAGAGACCTGAAGATAATGTTGTGGTTCACGAAGAGTAGGCGAGCACAGAATGAAGATGATTACGAGACGTGGATTGAAGGGGGAGTGATGCCTACTATGAACGCATTTGATAATGGAGATGTGCGTACTACTATCATTGTCTTTCATCCTCACTACCACGATGGAGCTAGAGTACAAGGCAATACTATGAATACCCTTACATCTCGTATGGGTACAGGAGGGAACAACGTATCAATGGTTGCAACACTTATGCGTATGCGAGAAGGTAAACCAGGTGGAGGCAAAGGCCCTTTGATTAGTGAGGATAAGTCATTGACAATAGCAACATCAAATGATCAGACCTTGTTAAACAAGGGAACTGTTCGCCGCTTAACACCAGTAGAGTGTGAACGATTGCAGGGATTCCCTGATGATTGGACAGCTGGACAATCAGATAGTAGTAGATATAAACAGATGGGCAATGCAGTTGCAGTACCAGTAGTGGAGTGGGTCATCAGCAATATCTGTGATATAGTCTGACTGCTCTCCTTTCGAAGCACAACTAGCCCTCAGTCGTTATTCTTTCCGACTGGGGGTTAGTGCTTTCTAATCCAAACTTGATTGTTCTTAGTAAGTAATTCATAGTCACCAAGATGGCGATGCAAGAACAAGTCAATACCAACCATCGGTGCAAGGCGAGGATCACCGGACTCGTGACCCCATAGGTAATCATCAAAAGCCATAATGCCACCGGACTTTAGTAGTGGCCAGCTAAGTTCAGCATCTAGTATCACACCAACAGTAGTGTGGTCTGCATCTATGTAAATGAAATCATATTCTTTCTCACGCGTACGATAATCCATAAGGTAAGCGGTGGTGTACTTGCGGTGGACTATGATGCCATCTTGATAGTCAGCTGTCTTATCAAGGTAAGTCTTATACACATCCTCAAAGTCCATAACCTCGTGCGCTGGTTCATCACTGCCTTGCCACGTATCTACGTCATCTAATAGAGATGACTGAGAGGTAAGGATATTCTCACACATCCAGATGGTTGCATCCCCTGTGTATACACCAAGTTGTAAGAAGCGTAAGCGAATCTCACCGGCTAGTGGAGTAAGAAACTCCTCGAAGTTAGCTTGCACATAACTAAACCAATTAGGATACTCTGTCATTTGTTATCCGTACTATAGAAACCAGGTGCATTAAAGACAACAGTAGGAGCAGACCAGACACGAGACATAGACTGCTGACAACTAGCGCATACTGGTAACACTTCTGTATCTCTAATGCCACGCTCAATGGTGTATGTATTCTTACACTTACTGCACTCGTAGTCATATGTCATAGCTTGATAGCCTCCTCTATATCTAGGTAACCAACTACCTTCTCTACCTTGTTATCGTTCTCAAACTCTGTTGTTGCTGGCATCTGGTGGACAAACCACTCTGGCTCATCTATCTCTGTGAGATCAAAGGAGTAAATTCCAAGTGGTGTGCTGTTGATATAGAAGGGCAACATATCACGATGGTATGCCTGCTCTATTAATTTGCGGTACTTCATCTGCTCTATAAGTAGCGTAGAATAATGGGTTTGGCGACACTTCAGTTCGATGAAGTGACCGGCCTTGGCGCTCTGACAATCGAAGGCATCATAGATTCCAGGTGCTCTCTCTAAATCTGGGTAAAGATTAAACTGAAGAAAATCAAAGAGCACTAATTCATTCATTGGAAAGGACTTTGCCCACCGAGTTTAGAACTTAGCTCACGCATAGCGCGTTCACATCTGCGATCTGCTGTGCTGTGGTGACACTCTAGTATCACACCTATCTCTTCTAACTTAAGGTTCTCGTGATAGCGCAGCATAAGAATGTGCTGGTCTTCCTTATCTAATTCTTCATAACATTTCTTAATATCAATAAGCATATTCAGTAGGTTGCCACCTTCTGCAGGTGAGGAAAAACCTTTAGGTTGACCATCGCGGATCATCTCTTGCGCCTGCTCTAGTACAGTGCCATCAATGACTGATGCAATAACGTATGGCAGTAGTTGACCTAACGTACCAGTCTGATAGTAAGCCTCATCTGATAACTGATAGCCAGACTTAACTGCCTTCTCTTTGCGACAGTAGCGTTCTGCTACACGCTTCATCTGCCACGCTATTCGCTGCTCGTTATGTCTGCGCTCATTAGTATCTTCTACGCTTAGCTGCTCGTTAATATATTCAGCACGCGTAAGCGCCCACTGCATACACTCTTGTTTAATATCATCGCGCTCTACCCACTTGTTGTATTGGTTATGCACAACACGTGCAATACTGGGTACGATGTCAAAGATAGCAGGGTTTATCTCAGTCACTGTTGCCTTCTTTAAGAAACTTAAGGACATTTTCTAGTGGTATTTCACGCTTCTCAAATGAACCCATAGCAGAGTTACATTTGAAACAAAGCAAGCCACGAACTTTACCTGTCTTATGATCGTGGTCTACTGCTAAACGATAGACTTTCCCATCACGATTAGAAGTTTCTGGCTGTTTACAGATAGCACATAAACCATCTTGTGCTTCGTGCATAGCGTCATAATCTTCAATAGTTAATCCGAACTGAGCAAGGTTGCGCTCTCGTTCTCTATCAGGATTCTTAGACTTCCATTTATGTACATACTTCTTGTACTTTTCTGGTTCTTTTGAACGCTTATCACGTGCTTCCTGTACCAAGCGTTCCTTATGTTTAAGATAATAACGCTGTTGTCTAGTTAGGCCATCTTTCATTTATCATCCGACATTTCAGGCCAGACTTCATCGAGCACCATCATTGCTATCGCTGAATAATTTAATAGGTCTAAGAAACTATCTCTAAGAGATTCATTGGATGGCTTTACGCCATTGTCTAGTAAGTTATTTATTCTCGCTATCTTATCCCAAATCCGTACACGCAAACCATTGAGTGGTCCACCAGGTGAGTGCGCTATATTCTTTGGGCCGTAGTCGTGATGCTTACGGATAAGTAAGTTACCAGCTTGGTCCATAATGCGCCAGACTTCGTCTACAAAAGCATCATCTACCTTGTCGGTATAGGCCGCACTAGTAAGGTCTCTGTTTCCAAATCCACTTCGAGGATCTGAAAGCCCATAGTAACCAAAGTCTGTATCATCTGTTGCCATTCGGTCTTATCCATTCTCTTCACCGACTAACAAAGTCTTGGTAGCATCTGCACCATAGGCTAAGTAGTAGTCGTTAATGTCCATATTGGGTGGTAAGGTTACTATTGTACTGTTAAGTACCTCACTCGCAACACGCTTAGCGAACTCAGCACCAGGGTTAGAGCCATCTTCTTTTACGTCGTTATCTCCAACAACATATACAGTGTCATAACCATTGAGTAACTTAGCAAAGTGTGGCTTCCAAGCCTGCACTCCAGGTACACCCACTGCTGGTATACCAAGCACACCTGAGACTATGACTGTATCAAGTTCACCTTCACATACGATGATGTGCTTACTTAAGATAGTGCTATCAACTACGTTATAGAGGTGTGCCTTCTGCCCAGTAGGTGATCCATACTTAGGCTTACCATCATCTAACCTGCGAAACTTAAAGCCTACGCAACTACCCATAGCAGTTATGTATGGAATAGATATCCAACCATCGTGCATCTCGTGACCATTGGCAGGTTCATAGACGCTGCCTAACATATAGAGCGCAGCTATCTCTTCAGATATCCCACGTTCTGTTAGCGCGACGATTGCCTCTGGACTTATTTGCTGTGCGTATCGCTGCGCCGCTTCCAGCAGCAATTTCGACTGCGCGTTTGAGGCCATCATTGAACTCCAAGTTCTCTAGTATGCACACTAGGTTAGCTGCATTACCACCCTTGCCGCAGGTATGGCAGTAGTACAAGTTATCGTACGTGTTAATGACAGCAGATCGTCTACTGTCACTATGTAAGCAGCACCGGACACTAGCTGACTTACCTTCCCTTACTTCACCGCCAAAGAATCTAACGATGACATCTATTGGGATGTCGTTGGCGTTAATGTCTCCTTTGAAACCTTTGACCTTACGAACCCTGGACCAGTCCTGTGCTGGCATACACACCCCTTAACGTCGCACTTGTCGTGCCAATGTGCAGCACGCTTGAGATGACCTAGAGAGTTCTCCTCTCCAGCTTTACTACAGTTTGTGCATATCACGCTTGGTCAAGTTCCTCTTCGGATGATACTTCTTCTACTGCTTCTTCTATTGTTTCTTCTGGTGCTGGAACCCAAGTCTCTGTGCTTGTGATTTGACCTTCAGGTGTTGGTGTCATTATTGTTACTACCTTTCCCCATCTCTGGGATTGTGTCATCGGCTTACCACGCTGTGCGGTACGTCGTCTACGCTTAAGAGGTCTATTGGCAACAGCCATTATGACTTCTCTTTCAACCATTGTGTTAAGTCTTGGACCACCCAAGCCTTTTCTATACCAGAGTTGCGACGCTTAACTACAACATAATGCAGTGGCACTTCCCCAACACCACGAGCCTTAGCGTAGTTAAGCGCCTCAACTTCTGCCTGCCTCCAGAACTCCGGTAGGTTTAACCTTGCCGTGTTCTTGAGTTCTAGTATGTAGGTCTGTCCCGAGATCACTACAACTAAATCACCTTCGTCATCTTTACCCGCTAGACGTAAGCGGTCTGCTATTTGACCCATAGATCGTAGCCATTTCATTACATCAATCTCAAAGGCAGCGCCCTTAGCCTTATTGTACTTCGGACTGCTCATCTTTACCTGTGTCATAGATGGCATTGCCATCGTTATCAATCTTAATCTTAAATACTTTCAGCTCAATCAATGCCATTACAAGGTTAGCCATATCAGCCTTGAGTTGCTTAATCTCGTTCTGCATATGTTGGTATTCTCTGCTTGCCATTACACTGCCACCTCGTGTCCGTATTCATCTTCTGGAATAATATCACCAGTGTATCCAGCACGTGCATCACGTGTGAACATAGCACCATAGGCATTCTTATCTGATATCTGGCAGTTGCCATAACTCACACTGAGCATCGCATAATCCTTTCCATCTGCAGCGTGTGGACCAAAGCGGTTCTTTACTGCAGCAATCTTAAGTTCATTGTTATCAGGGTTGTAGCCCAGAGTAAGGATCAGTGCTGGTAATTGGCTTACCTTGCCGTGAATAGCACGTCGTGCTGATGGATCAGTAGGTGAACCATACTCTGATTGCTCAGAGACGTGGTGCAGTACCAGTACACAGGCTTCGGTCTTGCGTCCCATATCGTGAAGCTCCATCATAATTGCACGCAGGCCAGCCCATTCGTTGTCTGTCTCAGCAGCTACGTTCATAAGATTATCTATGACGATCAACTCAGGGGCTTGGCCGTACAACTCGACATAAGCCTTTATCTCCAACTCGATATCATCGAGTGACGGATTGGAGTCAAAGACCCACTTGATATGTTTTAATTTATCAAATGAACTATCGTAAAAGTGGGAGTCAGTCGAAAGGTTCTGCTCCACGTTCACTTGGTTATGTCCTGATGCGTGCGCTGCTGCTCTCAACATTACAGTCGTAGTGTCTGTATCTGCTGAGAAAAATAGCGTAGGTACTTTTGCTTTTACTGCATAGATGAGTGCAAAC